CTCCGAACTGGAGGCCGCCACGCAGTGCACCACACCATAGTGCTATTTGGGATCACAACCTGCTGATCTCACTTAGCATTCCAACCAAAGGAGTTCTCTTCGCATGTCGGGGAAACCTAGAACTCGACGAAGACCTCTCCCCTACCGTATTCCAGGTAGGAAGGAGTCTCAGTCGAACAGCACCACGCAACCGGGGTATCCACCCTGGACAACGCAAGTGCTGAATACCAGTTCTAAGGAAATCCTCGGGGAACAGGTTACTGTTTCGGAAGGTAATCCCTGGCCGCCCCGGAAGGGGCAGGTCGCGGACGTTGGGAGTGACTTCTTCACATCGAAGAAGTACATTGCCGGACGGTCTGCAAAGATCCGTCACATGGCTCAAAGCCAGACGGTCCCCGTTTTCTACGGTATCTATAGTTCTACAGATACCCAGAAATACGAAGGACCAGTTCTGCCTTTTGACCCCTCCGTGTACAGTGGGTTTGACCCCTGGCCTTCAAGGCCCAGCCAAGTAAAGGCTGTGGACCTCAATGAGGCAGGGGCAACCGCGATTGCACGGTGTAAACCGACAAACTCGGTTGCTGACGCATCCGTTTTTCTGGGTGAGCTCTACAGAGAGGGAATTCCCTCTCTGGCGGGCGTTAACACCTGGAAAAACAAGTCTGACACCATTCGTGGCGTAAAAGCCGCGGGTGGTGACTACTTGAACATTGAGTTCGGATGGAAGCCCCTCGTTAACGACATCCGCAAATTTGCGGAAGCCGTCGGTCACGCTCATAAAGTGCTTGCACAATACGAGCGTGATGCGGGTAAGGCTGTTCGTCGTCAGTACGAATTCCCACGCGAAGAGCTGACGCTCGACAGAGGAAAGGTAGCAGGAGGTGCCCCGTTTGGGCCCTCCCTAAGCCAATTCTTTGTCGGATCGTCAGGCACAACGGGCGAGATACACCGCGTTGATCGATATCAACGTAGGATCTGGTTCTCGGGCTCGTTTACCTATCATTTGCCGGCCGGTTACGACTCCCGGTCTGCGATGAGTAGGAACGCGCTGTATGCCAAGAAACTTCTTGGCCTTGAACTCAGTCCAGATGTTCTCTGGAACCTCGCCCCGTGGAGCTGGGCCGTCGACTGGTTTTCCAATACGGGAGATGTTGTTGATAATCTCTCCGATTGGGCCACCGATGGTCTGGTATTGCGGTATGGGTACATAATGGAACATGTAGTAATGTCCAGTACCTTCACCCACTACGGTACCAAGTACTCAACTGGTACCAACGTGGAGCCGCTGGTCTTCAATATCGAAACGAAGACTCGGCGGCGCGCAAACCCCTTTGGATTTGGCGTTTCCTGGGAGGCCTTGTCAGCCCGACAGATCGCCATTCTCACTGCGTTGGGTATCACCCGCGCGTGAGGTAGGTTCACTGCCAAACACCAATCAGGGACCAATGTATATTAAGGGTCCCTAGTAAAGGAGCACGCCTTATGGCGCTATCCGATCCGCAGTCCGTCACGATTGCGGGTACGACGATCTCTCTGCCGCGTGTCGCCACGCTGCAGAACAAGTCGGAGTACCTGTCGTCGGACGGTCTGGTGAAGCTCTCGCTCTCCAACGCCTACGGGCGGAGGAATCGGCGGGTGCTTCGGATTGACCATTCGAAGATCACCAGCGATCCGTACAAGCCGGTCGAGAACACGAAGGTTTCGATGAGTAACTACATCGTCTTCGACGTGCCTCCGGTCGGTTACACGAATGCGCAGGTTCTGGAGGTGTACGCGGGTTTCAAGACCCTGTTCACCGCCTCTTCGGACGCCGTCATCACCAAGCTTCTTGGTGGTGAGAGCTAGCAACTAGCTAGCTCCCGGCGAAATCCGTAGTGTAAATGCAATTAATCGCACGCAACGAAAGGAACCTCATGTCACACATTCCGTCCAACTCTCTGGTCCCCGGAGGGGGACTGTTGAGCCAGTCGGATAGGCTCAAGATCAACCTCAACAACTGGTTGTTCAAGGCCTGCCCCGAGATGACGGGCAACGACGCCTGGGACTTCTACATGGAAGTCACGGGCAACTCGTTCTCCCGAATTCCGGAGGTGTGCGGCGAGGGGTTCCTGAACCTCGTTGCGCACTACGGAAACGGAGGCATTAGCTTCTACCACGACCTACGCTTTGAGAACTTCAAGGCAGGCGTGGAGAAGTGGCTGGCAAGCCGCAACAGTGGCTGCTAACCTTTCCTCCGAGATAGTTAACATAAGGCTAAGGATCACTTTCCCCCTGATCAAGGAGGTGGTGTGAAAAGCCTGATGTTGCTCTGGCAGGAACTCGCTAGAGAACTAGCGAGCTGGTGTGGTACAAGCGCCCTTCGAGACATTAATACCGTCTCGAAGCGAACCGAACACGAAGGGATATCGTTTCTGACGATTACCCTTCCAGCCTTTGGAAAAGAGTTCGAAAGAGCTCTCGACCAAGGCTATATTGCTGACGACCAGTTTTCCGGATTTCGATCCGGATCTGGCGGGCTCCCCCGATTTCTCGGAGGTTTCCTTCAGCATGTGTTCGATTCTAATAGTGGCGTGTTGGTCGAGGATCCTTGCAAGGATTCTGTATTTGCCGTAAGACAATTGACTTTGATCTTCGGCAAATTGGAAATCGAATGCTCAAAAGAGCGGACGAAATCCGCCTTCCAAGGATACATCGATTGTGAGAAGGATGTCCATGAATCCAACGTCCGCAGGACACCAGAAGATCTTTCTGAGTTTCTGCGGATTTCGGATATGCTTTTCGCGGGTGTCTTCAGTCGAATGGAGAATAAAATCCATCAGCTGGAGCTCGTCGCGAGGCATGGTCCAGGGGCGACTGCGGATAAACTATCTGGAAATCAGAAGTTTACGCTCAGCACTTGGACCTCTCGGCTTGAGAGAATCTTACCGGCTGGTGAGTTTCTCCTTCCGAATTGGTCCTTTCAGGACCGATTTGGGGCCGTGGACATCCTCGAACCTGAGACTGAGACTCCCGTTCGGGTTATCTCTGTCCCTAAGACCCTCAAGACTCCTAGGATTATTGGGATTGAGCCTAGCTGGAATCAGTATAGCCAGCAAGCTCTTCTCCCCGTACTTCTAGAGGCGCTCTCGAGCTATGACACGCTCGATCGCATGCTCGGATTCAAAGACCAGACTCCTAATCAGGAGATGGCTAGAAAGGGATCCCTCACGGGTACCCTCGCTACGCTCGATCTGAGTGAAGCGTCCGATAGAGTCTCGAATCAGCTGGTAAGGGCTATGATGCGGAACCATCCTCTAACAGATGAGGCGGTTCAGGCATCTAGGTCCTTTAAGGCTGACGTACTTGGAGAGGTTTATCACCTCAACAAGTTCGCGTCTATGGGTTCGGCGCTTACCTTCCCGATTGAGGCCATGGTATTTCTAACATGTGTCTTGCTCGGGATTGAGAAAGCGTCCAACACGGTACTATCCTCACACCGCGACTTACGTCGCTTAGTGGGGGCGGTGCGGATCTACGGGGACGATATTATCGTTCCTGTGGATTACACCACATGCGTGACAGAAGCGCTCGAAACCTATGGTTTCGTTGTCAATTCTGGCAAGTCTTTCTGGACCGGGAGGTTCAGGGAGTCTTGCGGGGGCGACTACTATGCGGGATATGACGTTACACCTGTCAGATTCCGACATGAGTGGCCCTCTACACGCAGGGACGCGACGGAGGTTAATTCCTTGGTGAGCTTCAGAAACCAGCTCTATGAGCGGGGACTGTGGCAAACCTGTGGATGGCTCGATGAGCACCTGCGGAAGTTGCTAGATAACAACTATCCGGTGGTGCTTCCGAGTTCCCCCGTTGTGGGTCGTCAGAGTTTTCTGGGGTATGAGACCCAGAGGATTGGGAGTAAACTGCACAACCCCCTTGTCAAGGGCTGGGTAGTTAAGTCCCGCATCCCGATAAACCAAATCGAGGATGCTGACGCCCTGCATAAGGTGCTCTCGTTAAGGGCTTACCAGGATTTGCATTCTAAAACGATGCAGGTTCTGGAGCCTCTTTCCGAGGACCACCTTGTGCGTTCTGGCCGCGCGCAGTCGGTATACCTAAAACTGCGCTGGATGTCACCGTGGTAAGGTGACTTGGGCCCAACGGCTCAGCGGAGATGAATAGAGTGGTGGCCTACTAGGCCACTTCTTTCATCCCG